CCTCTTTTAGCCCATACTTGTTTTTCAGCCACAAGGGCAAATTCTTTTATACGCATAACGTATTTATGTTTATTGTAGTTTAAATATGATGACTACGGTTATGTATATATTCGGCATACATTTTATTGGTTTTAACACCAAAATGTAAAATATCTCTTGCCTTGTCTATTGGTTCAGGAAACTGTAACGACTGTAGATCAAAATAGTTTGAACGCTGATGATACGAACGCCTGCTGACTGGGTACTGTTGTTGCAGTATTCTGGTAAGACTACTACCACCATAATTATTAAAATGGTACACTTGTACCCCTTCAAGTTGCCAGACTTTTATGATTGACTTTTGTAATAGATAAGACTTTGTAATATAATTCTCTGGATATGTAACATATCTCATCCAATCATGTCTAAATCTGTTAGTTGTCCAACTTCCAAGATTTGATGGAGTTTGTCCAGAGCTAAAGTCTACTCCTGTGTAAACCAAGTACCTATGTATATCAGGCCATATAATAACTACTTTTTTTGGAATATATTTTTTTTCAATTAAGGCGTGAGTATTATGGTGTATAGTTTCAATACCACCTCCAGGAATGCCCATGTTAATTGTTTCACAATTATTTAACTTAGAATACAAAGCTGGTATAGTATCTTCTAGTCTAATTCCTATACCATATACATGGCTACATCCAAAAAATAACACACTTTCTGACCATCTATAATTTGCAAACTCTTTTGCTCTATAACCATAATTATTGTGATTATATTCTATATCTCTAATATCGTAGTAAAGCCATTTTTTACCAAGTCTTTTTCTATTTTTATTCCATAACTTTTCGGTATCACCATCCTGCCAATTTAAGGTTTGGCCACAATGAGGTAATTTTATTATATCTATTTCAGACATAATGTATTTAAGTTTTATTGTACGTTTATAAGGATAACTACGATAGTGGATAGCAGTCCTGCAACTACTGTGCCGGCGGCACCTATCATAACTTTAATCATAGCTTTGTTGCCATGAATCATATCATTATGGATATGCTCTACTTTTTCTTCGATTTTCGTGAGACGACCCTCCAATGCTTCATACCTCTGTTGGCATAAGTCAACGTGTGCTTCTAAATTTTCTTTTTCTAATTCAGTGGCTCTTGCCATCTCTTTCTCTCCGTTCCTTTTGTCTCTTGGACGGGGCCTAATCTCTAATGCCTAGTAAGATGTAATGTTTGCCGTAATACTATTGCCTATTCTCTATATAATCTATTTATCTGTGCCTAAATCTTCTTTATCTACAAACTTAAAAACAATGTTAGTTTCAACACTATCTTTCGTTCTAAAAGCAGAGTTATTTATCAAAGCAGTTTCATCTAATCCAGTAATTACTGGCACTAGATCAAAATCGTCTTTAAGCTGATCTATATTAAGAGCATTTTCAAATTCATGTTGAAATGTGAATACCCAGTATCTCTGCTTGTCTTTTATAGATGATCCAAAGCCTATTCCATCAACAACGTCTACCTTAGATTCTAATGCTATAGGCATAGGATTGACTCGCAAACCTGCTGTTTGTACCACTGTATTGTAATTTGCTTGTTGATTCCGTTGCTTGGCTTCTCCACTACGACCAACATTTGTTTCTGTCATGTCGATCACAGTGAATATTTGTATTCTCTCCATGCAACTATTTAATGGTCAAAAAAAAAGGGCGAACAAAATATGAACGCCCTTTTTAAAAATTCCCCCTTAGGGTGTTAATTAATAACCTTCGTGGAAATCAGCTAACAATGATGATGTAACACCAGTTGAGCCAATACCAAAGTTTGAAGCCGCTGTAAATGCGCCTGTACCTTGGATCATAACCTGAACATCATCAGTAGTTCCACCTGTGAAAATACCTGACTCTGTCATTGGTGCCACTGCCGCGATTGTGTGAGCATCGTTAGTGCCTGCAACATCACCTGCCGCAAGATATTTTAATGCCGCAGACAATTCTGCTTCAGTCATGTTTGATTTATTAAGGTTAATGATTCTGGTTCTTGGACCGTTACCACTACCTGATCTGCTGATTCCGTTTGTATTTGTTACTGTTGCCATATTCTTCTCCTATTATGAAAGTAATCTACGATTATGCGTCTGCAATATCGAATAAGTTTGTTTGTAATGCCACGGTTGAACTTGATAGATCAAATCCATTCACTGTACCTAATGCTTGTACTCTTGCTTGAAGATCTGCCGCACTAGTTGAGTGCCCATCAACGATAATGCCGATGAATCCGTCTGTTCCAGATGAAACATGCATAAGTGCTTGACACTCTTGCATAACTGCTTCAATTGCTCCGCCGATTCCGCCTTGTGAAGCAAGTGTTGCTTTTGTGTCAATTGCGTAAAAGTCGAGGTTTGCTGTTGAATACAGAGTCCCGTGTGCATGGCCTAGGCCATTTACTCTTGTTACTGTTGCCATTTTTTTCTCCTTATCTTAAAATAGCCTTCACGCTCAGTGAAGTTTTTACATATGTATTTAGTGAAAATGGGTATTTTTAGCTTTTTACGCTGTTTTTGGCCCGATTTTGGATAGATCTTAACATATTGATGTAAGATGGGCCTGCACGGACAATATCATCCATTGCTTTTGCTACTGGTTGGTATGCACGTACCATATTTCCTGGTATAGGTTTACCTGCTCTCATATATTCTAGGAAACCTTTTATAAGTATTAAGTTTTCTGGTTTTGCTAGGAGTCTATAGTATACATAGTCTGCACTAGTTGTTGGTTTTATATCTGGACTACTGACTGTTGGTTCTGTGTCATCTACCCAATTACTTTCTAATCCTTTACCAGCAACTAGTTTAGAAAAGTCATCTATGATATCACTGTTCCTTAATTTAGCTCGTAAAGCATACAGTATTCTTGTAGCTAAAGTTTTTTTATCGTTGTTAGAAAGTCTTGAAAAATTTGTTAAAGATCGTCTATTATTTTTATAATCTGTATTAGGTATATCTAAACCATTCTCTAAACGTATAAACATTTGATTTACGTTTGTAGGTTTTAAGCCACTGCCTACTTTACTTAAAAAGTCAGCAACATCATTCTTTGGCCAAGCTATTGATGCCTGCATTCTTTTTGCGGCTCCAGGATCTTTTAATTTTCCTAGAGCATGTTCGTCACCTCGTATAAAGTAAATTAAATTATACAGATCAGTACCACTTATTTTAAAATGTTGGTAGTTATGATGTCTTGATTTTTTACAATAGTCCTGCACAAAAGAAGTGTAAGATGGAAAGTTTCTCATAAACTCTAGTGCTAAAAGAGATAGGTAAGTCCTCTCACAACAATCGGTATAGGTCAAAACCCTTTGGTTTGAACTATCACGTGTCATTCTAGCTTCTGTAATCTCTTTTATAAATTCCATCTTACATATACTTTTGCATAAAAATTTGACCCATCTTGTGGTAATCTTTGACATCAATAAAATCATGTAGTGTTTGACTGTTTTGGATATCCTTTGTAAACTGCATCTTTACGTTAGGCTTTACACCTTCAGCAGTTAACAGTTGTCTAAGCACTCTTGCTTGTTGAGGTGATACTTCAATTTTTTCACCGTCATCTGTCATAACATGCTTAATAGGATTTGGATTTCCAGCACTATCAAGGATTTTACCTAACTGTTCAAACATTGAGTCATTCTTAAAACCTGCTCCTGTGTCGTCTTGGTCTAGTTCTTTACCATAATTTTTTAGACCTAAATCGTCAAAGTCGCCTTCTTTCATTATGTCTTTAAGTTTCATAGTTTTTTCCTTATCTTTGTACTGCTCTATTAGCGGCAGTAAATCCACTTCTATTTACTAGTTTTATATCACCTTGTGGGTGAGCTAAAACATATCCTTCTCCGCCTGGATTATCGCCTATACTTGCCTTAACATCAGCATCATGGTTATCAAATTGGTTGATTATATCATTCTTAACCTTTTGGATGCCAGATACAACTTGCCACAAAGCGTCAAATCCTGCTTTGTTTTGTCCGATGTATTCTATCATTTTTTGTTGTTTTATCTTACTCACACTACTCGTGCCTAACCATTGTACAAAATCACTTTTCATATTTGTTTGATTAACATACTTGTAAAGCACGTCACTAAAGTCACTTAATTTAAGACCAGCTAATGTATTTTTATCTAATAACTTGTCCATTGCAGATGCGTTTTTAGAAACTATAGTTTGTAATTCTTGTATTTCTTTATCTATAATTTGCGGACCTTTTGTTACTGTTACTGGAGGAAATACCAACACATCATTGCCTTCAAAGAAAGTATTAGCATCTATAGTTATAGCACTTTCATTACCTTGTTCATCTAACTGTCTGTGTATAACAATACCAGATTGGCTTTGTTGTATACGTTTTCCAATGTCACTATCAACATCTACAGTATAAGTTACAATATTAGGTGTAAAAACAAAAGTATTATTTTTTAAAGGCGGAGTTGTGTAATATAACAAGTCTCCTTTGAAATATCCTCTATGATCTTTTGGTGTTGCACGTTCATATAATTTAAATGCCTGCTTCATCTTTCCGGCAAATGCTATGCGGTCTGGGTTATCCTTGTTTGCTCCGCCACCGCGGTTAAGTAAGAATTGTTCAAGGTCAGCGCCGCTGGTTGCTCTCTCAACTCCTCCTTTTTTGACGAATCCACTCTTGTCGGTAAACACGAACTTTCCATCAACATCGCGTCCAAAAATGATTGCGGGAGATCCATCCCATTTGATTGTAACATCATTATGTCCTCCTTGCTCAAGTTTCTTTAAACTTTCTATAGCTCTGGCCGCACCTTTAGAACCTTCCCAGAAAACAACATCTTCAGCATGTTGAATACGAGCTTCAGCTTCAAATAATTTTGACTCTGTTAATTTAAATTCGTGAAATCTCATAATCCTGCTAACTCTCTTATTCTATCTAAATTCAGAGCATTTTCTATTTCTTTGCTTTCAGGTAATGTTAAATTCATTCTACTAAATGTTTCTCTAGCATCAGCTACCAGCTCTTCATAGTTAGGTAAAGTCTTTGCTCTAGTTATAATAGTTTCTACTGATTCTAAGTCATCTTGCTGTGCATTTGGTCCTAACAGTTTCTTTGCAATTTCTACAGGACTTTTACTTATAATTTCATTTGTCTCACGATCCATTAATCCTACATTGGCGGACCATTTCATTCCCTGTGCAGATGCTATGCTACTCATTAAAATCTGTCTATGTTGTCCTTTATAAGGACTATCACCACTTGCTCCACGTAAACTCCATTTCATCCAGTTAGGATCACCAAACATAAGGTCTGTTTGAACAAATCCGTTTGCTTCGTCACCTCTAATAGGTGTAAAGAAGTGTACAGATATACCAGACTTCTTAATCCATTGCTTTGGATCTTTTCCATTTTGTTTACACCAAGCAACTAATCTTTGCACAAGATCATCTTTTGTAACTTCTTCTTGATTAACTGCAACATCTAGGTCACCACTAGTGTCTTTTTTACCAGTGGTGCCTAGCATAAAGTCTTCATGAGGTAGATTGGTGATTTTTTCAAGCCATTGTAAAGTAGGAATAACATCTTCTTTGTTAATCCTTTGTGTTAAAGGTTCCTTTGTTTCAGGATCCTTAAATATGTTACCACCTTCTTTAAGTATCATTTTTTACTCTCTATGATTTTTTGTACACCACGTTTGAACTTTCTAGGGTCTCCAGACTTGATAGAATTTAAAAATCTGCGTTCTAGTTCATTAGCAGTGTGAGCGTCATATGTTTCATTTATTAAGTTTAATAGGTTTATACTGCTTTTAATTATATTATCAGCAGTTGTTTCAATCAATAAGTCACTGTTCGGCTTGTTTAAAGCTAATGAATTAAGTTCTTGTAGTATTGTTCTAGTTTGTTTTCTCATGGCATCTACCCTATATTTGTATTTAGCGTGATAATAAATATGTTTATAATAATGAGGAGCAGGGCAATGGACATAATTTCATTAAACTTTAAAGATCGATCTCTTTTATTTGCTAATTTAGCAAGGATCGCTTACTATAACATTGACAAAGCTAAAAGTCAAGCAAAAAAATTAGGTTTTTCAACAGTTGAGTTTTACGATAGGGAAGGTGCTCAAGCATATAGATTTATGAATAAAACAGATCTTGTAATTGCATGTAGAGGAACCGAACCTACTTGTTGGAATGATATCAGTGCAGACTTAAAAGCTATCCCTGTTATGTCAGAAACTATTAGCAGAGTGCATAAAGGATTCAAAGAAGAAGTAGATGAACTTTGGCCAATGGTATGTGAAGACATTAACAGAAAGACAAACTTAAAGAAAAACTTATGGTTTTGTGGACACAGCTTAGGCGGAGCAATGGCAACAATAATGGCGTCAAGAGCAAAATTTAATGATGAACTAAATGATCCTGTCGAACTTTATACATATGGTTCTCCAAGAGTAGGTTGGAAAAAATATGTTGAAAGCCTTGAAGTTACACATCATCGCTGGAGAAATAATAATGATATAGTAACAAAAGTACCATTATGGATAATGGGATATAGACACCACGGTACTATGCATTATATTACAAGCGATAATAAAATAGGTAAACCAGGATTCAAAGACTGGTGTAAAGGTATGTGGGCAGGAATCAAAGCGAGAAAGTTTGACTCAATAGGCGATCATGATATAATTGCATATCACACAAATATTAGTGAAGCAATGTAATGAAAGATTGGGTTCTTATACTTGTCACAGCCTTGAATGACGGATCAATTACTACAGAACATGTAGCAACATTTGATTATAAACCCAGATGTGAATACTCTGCAAAAGCAAGAAAGTTATATTTCCCTGCACTTTTTAATAAAGAATTTATATGTTTACAGAAACCTATACAAGCCAAACATAAGTGATCCTGTAATTGATGAAGCAACTAAAATAGCAAACCAAAATCCATATAAAGGCATTATGTAAACAAAAATAGGAAAAAACAAAAGACTTATTAACACAAAATATATAGTTTGATAACTTAATGTCTTGAATGTTTGTATATCTACTCCTGCATAATATAAGAATACAAATGAAACAAGACTTGCTAAAGGAATACCTAAAATAAATGCACCAATGGTTGGATATTTTTCACTTATCGTGCTGACGGTGGCAATAATAACACCACCTATTATAGCTTTTATTAAAAGTTCCATTATTCTTTTATTTCTATGACAGATGGTTTACACCAAGCAGAATAGGCACCTGCCAATCTATCACTTTCTTTATTGATCATTTTAGCATACCAGGCACATTTTTGCATACTTGGGTATTGTATTTGTCCTTCAGTTTCTTGACCATTCATTATCATTAATATAAAAACTAATTTTGTCATTATACAAACAAACTGCTTACAGACTCTTCGTTATGTACACGTCTTATTGCTTCGCCAAACAATTCAGATACAGACACTTGTCTTGTTTTTTTACAACCCTTAGGACAACGATTAGGAATGCTGTCAGTAACAACTAATTCAGCAAGAGCACTCTTTTCAACCTTTTGACATGCTTCTCCTGTCAATACTCCGTGTGTGATATATGCTCGTACACTCAAAGCACCAGCATCAATAATTGCTTGTGCGGCATTACATAGTGTACCACCCGAGTCTACAATGTCGTCTACAAGGATAGCATGTTTACCCTTTACATCTCCTATTAGATTCATTACTTCTGACTTGCCTGCTTCAGGTCTACGTTTATCAACTATTGCTATGTCTCCATGAAACATATCAGCAAACTTTCTTGCACGGACAACTCCACCTGCGTCTGGTGATACAAATACTGTGCCTACCTGTTCAACATCAGGATCATCAATTATACCTATTGTCCGTTTTATGTCTTTGGAGAAAACCACCCTGCTCGTCAAATCGTCTACAGGTATATCAAAAAAACCTTGAATTTGACCAGCATGAAGATCCATTGTAAGTATTCTATCTGCACCAGCAGTTACAATTAAATTTGCTACTAGTTTTGCAGTTATAGGTGTCCTACTTGCACTCTTACGATCTTGTCTAGCATAACCGAAGTAAGGAATCACTGCGGTTATTCTATCTGCACTAGAACGTCTGGCGGCATCAGTCATCACCATAAGTTCCATTAAACTATCATTTACGGGTGTACATGTTGGTTGGACAATGAATACATCTTGTCCTCTGACATTTTCTAAAAATTCTACACTAGTCTCGCCATCAGCAAATGTGCTAATGTTCGCTGGGACTAGATTTGCAAAACAATGTTCTGCAATTTCTTGTGCCAATTTATTATTGGCGTTACCTGAAATAATTTTCATACTCAATGTAAGCCTTCCTCTTTATAGATTTAGTTATAGTATACAATAAATTTACACACATGTCAATAATTTTTATATCTATGTGCTTTAAAACAGGAATTTTGTTTACCAGTTATAAATTTATTGAGCGGTTCCGGGTATTCGGCAAAGTCAGGAATGACGTATTCCCAAACTGTTTCACCTTGTGGAGTAACTTCGAAAAGCCTGCCAAAGGCACTTTCACATATAAAAGTATTGCCATTCCAAAGTCTTTGCACACTACCCATATAGGGACTGAAAAATGCTGGGGGCATGTCGTCTACATAAGTCCAGACCATTTCTTTAGTCACTAAATCAAATTCTACTATTCTACTATGATGTACACTAGGAGGACGTATGTTGCCGTTACAGAATGCAATCAACGTTCCTTTGTCAGTTACAACAGGACAATGTTGTTGTGCTACATCTGGCCATTTCTTTTGCCACACAACATCTTTGCTGTCTATGTGTACACCAATTATACCTGAAGTATTTCTCAAGCTCATGTATACTATATTGTCATGTAGATGCACACCATTAATCATGGGCCAATGGTTGTCCGGCATACCTTCATGTACAGGCCAGTTCTTTTCGCTTAGTTTTTTCCATGCACACCATTCCCATGTCACGTTGCCTTGACGATCAATTATTCTAACTACATCACTGTAACGACCATCTTTGTAATCAGCCGCGGCAACATAAAGTAATCCGTGTGTTAACCATTGTGCATCGTGATGGGCATATGGATCTTCATACTCCCAAACAATATTGCTTTTGCTATCTGCTTCCATAAAATGTCCGCCATGCCAAATATCCCAAGGTGGATAAAGATCAACACTGGTATTGTGACTGCCATTGTATCCTAAGTTACCATTTGGTAATATCACAGCATCACGACCTGGTCGAACTGGCATGTTCCATTCATGCACTAGGTCACCTCCATCGTCAATCAATGGCACTCTACCGCCACCTGTCTGTGGTGCAAACAATGTGTAACCACCTGCTGTTCTATTATCGTAATGTGTAAGTCCTAGTTTTCTACGAGCTACTGTTGTCATTTTGTATCTCCAAGTTTTTGTTTTTACCAAATTTCATCATTAAATGTTCGCCTGACGTTGTCCCGTCTACTTCTGTTTCATAATTAGGTGCATGAAAGTATACAATACTCATGCGTCTTGACTCACTACCTACTGGAGGATTAGTAACTCTGTGTAATGTGCTACGCCATTCAGGATTCCAACGTGGCATAAGGTCTCCCAAGTTTACAATAAAAGTATATGGCAACGGCTTTACATCGTGCCATTGATCATCTAAACCCATTACCTGTAGTCCACCTGGTTTGTCTTCAGTCAATAACAGAGTAAGACTTCCAAAGTCTGTATGCATACCTGCTCTTATACCTTCGGGCGATACATCTTGTTTAGGATAGTTATGCACAATCAAATTGCTAATTGGCTTGTCACTGCGTAGAGGACAATGCAT